CTGATTTCAGCACTAACAGTCTTTCTGGAACCATAACCACTAGTGGGCTTACTAACGGTACAGCTACTTTTACAGTTGCCACTTCTTTAAATGATGCTTCTGAGGGGACAGAAAGCTTTCAAGTTCAAGTTCGTCAAGGAAGCACTGGCGGCTCAATAATAGGAACAAGTCCTTCTATTAGTGTGGCAAACGTAATTCCTAATATGACAAATGCTATCGTAAGTTTAGGGACTATAAATATAGTTACCGTTACTTCAACTGCTGATTACACTGGAAACTTTGATGTAATAGACATTTCTGTTCCAAGCACTTACTCAGGCTCCGCCCGTATTTATTTAGGGTTTAGGATAACGGCTCCTACAACATACGTTAACGATATATGCGTTGGAGCGGTACAACATTTAAACTCTTCTGCTAACACTCTTAAAAATGGTTGGTCATGGGGTACGAACTCTAATACAAGTCAAAGCTGGCAGTATTCAGATGGTCAACTTTTCACAAATGCTGGTGACAGTTTTGCAAGTATCGTATCTAGGACTTGGCTCACTTTAGGTTCAATTGATTCTTATACTCGTATTTCCACTGCTAGTGGCACAGGCTCCTCTTACACAGGTGCCCTTGGCGGTGTATCACCTAATTATGGAAGCGGCAGTGCCTCACCAACAATTTTACCTACTGGTAACAATTCAGTGCCTCAAGTGACGAATGTAAACACAGGAGATGGATACTACATATACCGAGAGGCCAGTGGGTCAACAAGATATTCAACTGCTTGGTGTAGAAGTCCTAGTGTAACCTTTGCGGGCAGTGATAAAATAAGAGTTTGTTATAATTTAACTCAAAACTCTTATCAGGCTGCAAATTCAGACCCAGCAAATTCACTACTGATATTCATAGCATAGGATTATTAAAATGTTATATTCATTAAAAGGAGCTTACCCTGCGGAATTGCCTAATAGAATACGTCTAAGCGATGGAAGCACACGCACAGATGTTGATAATTTTACAGAAAAAATGATAGCCGATGCTGGTTATGTTACGGTAAGCAACCCGCCTAGTGTTGCAATTACTCAAACTTGTACTTGGAATGGTTCTGATTGGGTTGTTGAAGAAGCTCCAGAATGGAAAATGCAGCAACTAAAAGAAGCGTACTTATCTTCAGTAAAGGAAGAACAACACGCTATTTTATTAATCTATTATAGAATAAAAATAGAAGAACTTGAGAAAAATGGTGAAAATCTAAAATATAACATGGATGAGTTAACTGCATATATTAAAAAGATTGAAGCTATACAAGACACTTATAACGAAGACACTATGAGTGTTAGTTGGCCTCAAAAGCCAAACAAAATTGGAAGTGATGGAAGCGAATAATGCTTGGTGTTGGTTCATTTTCTCAGTTTTCATTTTCTAATCAGCCGTTGGTTCCTGGCGGCGTACTGTCTATTGATGCCAACTTTACACAAACCAGCACAGGGACAAGAGTAAGACCAGGTTCCGTTCATGTTATATCTACATTTGTAACTGTTAAAGTCGCATCAGGCACGATGACAGCAGCGTTGGCTGTTGATGGTAACTTTACGCAAACTACAACAGGAACGAGAGTTCGACTTGCATCATCCACCGTTGATGGTAACTTTACACAAACCACAACAGCAACAAAGATAAAGCTAGGAAGCACCAGTTTAAGCAGTAACTTTCTTATGACCACAATAGGCGCTCCTTTCTGGGAACGCATACGGACGGGAACGAACAACAACTGGGTTGAAATAACGCATACGGGTGATTCATGGACAGAAATCAACGCAGGTGGTAATATACAGTCGTGGACAAAAGTAGAACCTCCTAATGGGATTAGTTAAATGGCAAGTACTTATACAAACAATAACGGCATAGAGCTTATAGGCAGCGGCGAACAGGCTGGTGCGTGGGGAACTACAACCAATACAAACTTCGAGATTATCGACAAGGCTATAAATGGCGTATTGAGCATACAGCTTACTGGCACAACGACTACGCTTTCAACTTCAAATGGGGACAAAACCTCAGAGGGACTAAACAAGGTTTTAGTTCTTGCTGGTACGCCAAGTGGCACAAACACTATTACCATTTCACCCAACAATGTTGATAAACTGTATTTTGTTGTAAACACTTCAGGTCAAAGTGTTGTATTTACTCAAGGCTCAGGGGGCGACGTTACTGTTCCGAACGGCAACAATGCTATTCTTTTCTGTGATGGCACAGGGACAGGAGCGACAGTCACCGACTTATCGCCGAATACACTTAGCAATTCAGGCGCAAACAAGATTCAGGCAACGGCAACAGGTGTCACAGTTACAGGGACTGCGATAGCGACCACTAGCACAGATGCTACAAACACTGGCGATGTAACCTTAGATTTTCAGGCAAATCAAAATTTCGTTTTAACATTGACGGGTAATGTAACTTTGAAAAATCCAACTACGGAACAAGTTGGGCAAAGTGGCTTTATAGTCTTTATACAGGATGGCACAGGAAATCGAACACTAAGTCTAGATCCTCAGTTCTTTACCCCCGGAGGGTTAAACTCAATTGCTCTCTCTTCAGCCGCTAATGCAGTGGATATTGTTCCTTATGTAGTTAAGGCTGCTGATCAAATTCTTCTTGGCTCACCACAGTTAAACTTCTCGTAAGGAGAAATTATGTCAGGACCGTTTGGATCAGGAAGTCTTCAGCTTTTATCGGAGTCTGATTTATATACTTACAAAGTCGAACAGTCGATGCTGTTTGAAGACAATCGAGTATTAGTAAATTCTGGAAACAGCACTTCCTTAGACAGAAGCTTTTCTGGTGCCGGAAACAGAAAAACATATACGTTTAGTTTCTGGGTAAAACGTAGTAGAACAGGCTTGCTAAGAGCAAATAACGCGATGGTTCTAAGCGCGTATCGAAATACTGGAGGAGACAACACCATTGCATGGATTGGTTTTAGAAGAGACGCCAGCCACATGGATCGATTGGAGATACAGTACGATTCAAACAACGGTAACGCTCGTATCTTTAGAAGTTCTATGACCTTTGCGGATACCTCTGCTTGGTATCATATTGTAATTGCTGTTGATACAACTCAAACAGATTCTAACAACAGAGATATTGTTTATATTAATGGTGTTCCAGATTTTACGGGTGCAGCAAGTATAGCATCCCTACAGCCGAACGCGGACACAGACTTCAATGATCAAGGTGGTTGGAGGATAGGAGACTACCAACAAGATGGATATAATGCAGCTTTTGACGGTTATTTAGCTGAATTTTACTTTATTGATGGGCAGCAATTAACTGCTTCAGCTTTTGGAGAGTTTAAAAACACCGTTTGGGTTCCTAAAAGTTACACAGGCAGTTATTCTGGCAACAGTTTTTACTTGAACTTTTCAAATAGTAGCAATCTTGGCGAAGATCAATCAGGCAATAATTATGATTGGACAGGGACTCTTGTAACAACTAAGAACCAAAGTCTTGATAGCCCTACACAAAATTTTGCCACTTTCAATGTTCTTGATATTTATAACAGAACAGAATCTGAAGCTGGCGGTACTCTTGTGCCTAACGCTTTTAAAGGCAACCTTACACTTCTTCAATCAAACACTTCTACAACGTCATACAACTATAGCACACTTCTTATGAATGGTGGGAAATGGTACGCAGAATTTAGAATAAATGATATTGGAACTGTAGGAAGCGGATCCTCTCTTTGGTTTGGTGTTAGGTCAAATATCGCTAGAAATACTTCGATGAGCCTTACTACAACTAGCGGCGACTTTGATATGTATAGAATGACAGAGTACGGCAGTGTATTACAGGGAAACACCATTATACAGAGTAGCAGTTTGCCTGCAAATAACAGTTATTCAAATGGAGACATCGTTGGTATTGCTCTTGATTTAGAAAACGGCACGCTACAGTATTACAAAAACGGTGCTACAAACGGTTCCTTAATAACAGGTTTATACACTACCTATTACTCAACAGTTGATATGCAATGGACATTCTATTGTCAGCAGTTTTATTTAAGCAGTGGCACAAGCTCTGTAACTTGGAATTTTGGACAAGACAGTTCTTTCTATGGCGCAGTAACTAAACAGGGTAACGGTGGTGACGGCGAAGACTTTTATTATACGCCCCCATCGGGTTTCAAAGCGTTGTCAACACGAAACATGGAGGATGAAACAATTTCTCCTGCTACTGGCAACCCACCCGAAAAACATTTTAAGCCACTAAACTATATTCCTAATAATGAAGTTGCAAAGTCAATTACAGGGGTTGGTTTTCAACCTGATATGGTGTGGACAGTAGCCAATGGAGGCAGTGCTAACGGAAAATGGGTTACTGATGTTGTTCGAGGGGTAAACAAACCTTTAAAACTAAATCAAAACCAAGCAGAAACAACAGACTCAACCTATATAACCTCATTTGATGCAGATGGTTTTTCTATAGGAACAAGCACTCAAGTAAACGAAGGCACCAGTAAGTATCGCAGTTACAGTTTTAAAGCTGCTGGCACGGGAGCAAGCAACAGTCAGGGTAGTATAACAGCGACTGTTAGCGCAAATACCGCATCGGGTTTTGCCATTTGCAAATGGGTCGGCACAGGAGCAAATGCAACTGTGGGTCATTCATTAGGACAAGTGCCTCGATTTATAATGGTTAAAAATCTTGACACGGCTAGTGATGATTGGGTGGTTTACATGAAACCCTCAGATAGAGCAACAGGTACGCCGTATGCTACAGGAAACAATTGGGGAGTTGAGTGGATTGGCAACCCGCCGGGCGTAAGTAATTATAACCTCTGGAACGACACTGATCCAACCAGCAGCGTTTTTCATCTTGGGTCTAGCTACACAAACAGATCAGGCGATAACTACATTGCGTATGTTTTTTGTAATACACCCGGATTTAGTCATTGCGGTTGGTATAGAGGTGATGGTGTAGATGCCACTACAGATTTCAGTAGATTTGTGCCTCTTCCATTTAGTCCAGCATTTATCTTTCTTCGATGCACTACATATAACAATAACCCAAGCTATTATACCGAATGGTTCTCTTGGGATAACTCATTTAATGACTACAGATATAACACTCCTAACGGTTACGCGCATGTAGCCAATATGCTGGGAAATAACTTCTACAGTTCAAGAAGCAGTGATAATATAGAGTTTTATTCTAACGGTTTTAGGTTTAGGGACGAGAACACGAATTACTCGTCTAGTCTTAGAGATTATACCTACATGGCATTCGCTCAAATGCCAGGAAAATACGCGCTTGGCAGATAGGAGAATAAGATGCCTTGGAAATATAAAAACAAAGTAATAGTGGAAGGAAGGTCTTGGTCTAATGATGACGGCGTTAAGCATCCTCCCAACTGGAACATTTGGTCTGATGCAGACAAAAAGTCACAAGGGCTTGTATGGGAAGCTCCAGCACCCTCTTTTGATGATAGGTTCTGGGAGAATGCAGACACGCCAAGACCGTTGGACCAGTTGAAGGAAATTCAGAAGAGCGAAACTGCTCGTCAGGTTTATCAAAAACTACAACCAACTGACTATATTTATGCAAGAAAGGCAGAGGATGACACTTACGTCATTCCAGAATCTTTGTTAACATATAGAAAAAACGTGAGAAGTGCGGCGGCGAAGATAACTGCTTTGATTGATTCCGCTTCAGACCACGCAGCATTTGTTTCGTTGTTTGAGCAAGATAAAAACGGCGTAATTCCTGTGTATGATTGGCCTGAAAAAGAGTAAACTATGCCCCTTACCAAGTTACAGTTTAGACCCGGTATAAACCAAGACATTACTTCATACTCTAATGAAGGTGGGTGGCGTGATTGTGATAAAATACGCTTCCGTATGGGTTATCCTGAAAAACTAGGAGGATGGGAAAAATATTCTCCTAATCAGTACCAGGGCAGCGCTAGGTCTTTGCATAATTGGATTGCTCTTGATGGATCTGATTTTTTGGGGGTTGGCACACATTTAAAATATTATATAGAACAAGGTGAGGTGTTTAACGACATAACACCTATCCGTGAGACAACATCTGCTGGTGATGTAACCTTTGCAGCAACAAATGGTAGCACAACAATTACTGTCACAGACAGCCAGCATGGCGCACAACAGTTTGATTTTGTGACTTTTAGTGGTGCAGCTAGTTTAGGTGGCGCAATCACCGCAGCGCAACTCAACAAAGAATTTCAAATAATACGAGTCTTAGGGACAAATACATACGAAATAACCGCTGCTGTAGCCGCTAATAGTTCTGATACAAGCAATGGTGGTTCAAGCACCGTGGGTGAGTATCAGATAAATGTGGGTCTAGATACAGGCATTGGTGGCACAGGTTGGGGTGCAGGTTTGTGGGGTGGTGAAACTACAGGTGCGCTTGAAACGACAATAAATGAGGGTGGGACTTTTAGTGCTGTAGACACAACTTTAACTGTAACTAGCGGTGCGGGCATCGTAGCGACTGATGTTATTCGCGTTGAGAAATCCTTAAACCGTACTGAATTGATGCTTGTAACAAATGTTTCTACCAACGACCTCACCGTTGTTAGGGGATATGCTGGAACAGGGGCTGCTTCTAACGTAAATACTCAAGGTTCAACCGCAGCTACAACACACGCTGATGCGTCTGTGGTTACTTTAACAAAAGGTAACGCAAGTGTTGATGATGATTACGCTGGTTGGGGTGAGTCTGCATCTGGTGGACTGACAACTTTAAATCAAATCCGCCTCTGGTCACATGATAACTTTGGCGAAGATTTAATACTAAACCCTCGTGATTCAAACATATATTATTGGGATAAGACAGATGGGTTAAACAACAGAGCGGTTGAGCTTAGTACAATAACTGGAACAAAAACATCTGTGCCACAGATTGCCAAACAGGTTCTTGTGTCTGATCAAGACAGGCATGTTATTGCATTTGGTTGTGATGGGGTGGGGGCAAATTCAGCTGCCACACAAGGAAATGGAGTGCAAGATCCACTTTTAATTCGTTTCTCATCTCAAGAAAACCCGATAGATTGGTTCCCCACCTCAGCAAATACTGCTGGAGATTTAAGGTTGGGTGCGGGCTCTGCATTCGTACAAGCAGTAGAAACTAAACGTGAGATTCTTGTGTGGAGCGATACATCTCTTAACTCCATGCGCTTCATTGGGCCACCATTCACATTTGGCTTACAACAGCTTGCTTCTGGGATTACGATTGCCAGCCCAAATGCGGCTGTTGCAGCGGAAGATTTTGTGTTCTGGATGGGCATTGATACCTTTTATGTATACGCTGGTCAGACAGCGCAACTTCCATGCACAGTGAAAGATAAAGTGTTTCTTGATTTTAACCAAACTGAAAGAAACAAAGTTGTATCGGGTATAAATTCTGAGTTTAGTGAGGTGTTTTGGTTTTATCCATCCGCTGATTCTACTGATAACGATAAATACGTTATTTACAACTATGTAGAAAAGGTTTGGTATTTTGGCTCTCTCGCAAGAACTGCATGGTTGGATCGTGGAACTCGTAACTTCCCTTCAGCCGCTGGTGGGAATTACATTTATAGCCACGAATTAGGCTACGATGACGATGGTTCTGCAATGAACTCTTTTATTGAGTCTGCTGCAATTGATATTGGTGACGGAGATAAATTTACATACTTGCGAAAAGTGATACCAGATTTGACATTTAACGGTTCTACTGAATTAAGCTCACCACAAGCAACATTTACTGTTAAAGCTAGAAACAACCCTGGTGGTAGCTTTGACGCATCTGACAGTGGTGCAGCGATAAGAACACAGGAAACCCCTGTAGAAAAGTTTACAGAACAGTTAGATTTAAGAGTCCGTGGACGTTCCTTCGCTCTTCGTGTAGAATCAAATGCATTAGGGACTAGATGGAAGCTTGGAAGTCCTCGTGTAGATATACGGACAGATGGAAGGCGATAATGTCAAGTAACGAAATTGCACCACCCAGATTGCCAGAACCGCCAATTGATTATAGTATTCAATACATGGCGGATTTGGTTCGTGCATTGGAGACATTCATAGCTCAAGAGAGAAACCCCGGCGAATTACGCGGAACTAAAATAACGCTTACTGATTTGCCAACTTCAGCCACTGGACTTGAAACAGGGGCGTTGTATAATGATAGCGGTACAGTAAAGGTGGCATAATGAAGCTAAAAGACTTAGTAAAGACTGCTGCACCAATCGCATTAGGAGCTGTTGCTCCAGGACTTGCTCCGGGCATAAACCCTCTTGTGGCTAGAGCGCTTGCCTCTGGAGTTGGTAGCATGATTTTGGGCGCTAAACCAAAAGACGCCTTATTGTCCGCAGCATTAAGTGCTGGCGTGGGAGCTATGTTCCCAGGCCAACAGGCACAAGCCGAACAATTATCCGGGTCAAAAGCAAATTTATCCGCTTTCGGCGGGGCCACTGGAGACAAAGCAACCGAACAAATAATAAAAGATAAATTAAAACAACCGCCTGGTGGAGCTGGGTTTGGCGCATTCAAAGGTGTTGCAGAAGCTGCTGATGCTAAAACAATGTCTGGAGATTTGTTAAAATCTCTTAACTTAGCTGGAGAAGATAAAGGCAATCTTTTGTTTAAAATTCTAAACACCAAGTTAGGCGAAGGTGTAGCTGCTGGTCTTATAGCTCAATTGCTGGCTGGTGGTGATGAAGATGGTGGGGGAGCAAGCCCATCTCAAAGCAGGCCTTTTGGAGCGGGCGGTCCTGGTGGGCAAATAGGTGGCATGAACTTTAATCAAGGTGGAGCGGTTCCTAGCCTAAAACAGCTTTCAGCGGCAAGCGCTAGAATGGCTCAAGAAATACAGAACATGGCAGGCGGTATGGGCGGAGGCTTAGGCTCTAGAATTGGTGTT